AATACGATTATTCGTGACGGTTCGCAAGAGACACTCGCCACGATGGGGGGCAAGATGTATGGATTTCTTGCTCAGGAAGCCAAGGATCTCATTCCCAACGTAGTTACTTATTACCCCGACGAAGATGAGCCGTTGGAGAGTGGTTGGTGTAGTGCTTATTCGATCAACTATGCCCCCGTTACTGCTGTTCTTGTGGAAGCAATCAAGGAACTAACGACAAGGCTTGAAGCATTGGAGAGCGCATGAGCCAGAGAGACGCCCTTTTAGCGGCGAAGCAGTACATCGAAGTAGCCCTAGACGAGGAACCCAGCAAGCCGGTGGCAGCCGCTACCGGGCTGATTGACAAGATCAAGGACAACATCGCCTATGTGCTGGGCTTGCCTGCCGCGATCACGGGGGCCTTCGGGTTCCTCTGGGAATCCTCGGCAGAAGAGGCCGCTTTGACTGCTCAGGTCGCACAGTTGGAAGAGGCAGTAGCAGACCTGAAAGCCGAAGGTGACCTTCTGGGTGGTGGAGCAAAGAACTGGTCCCTTGACCCAAGCGCCGCCCCCGGTGGGTCGATAACGCTCATTATCGTTGCCGCAGTGGTGGTCGCCTTTGTTGGCCTGCTGTTCTGGTACCAGAGTAAGCGGAAACGGCGATGAAGCGGGCCTTGGCAACACTGCTTGCCGGGGCTCTCTTGGCGACATCGTGCGCTGGCGGGGGGCCACCACCAACCACAACTACAACGACGAGTATTCCTCCCAAGTCGTCCGTTCTTCTGGAAGATCACGCTCTCTCGTTCGTTCCAGAGGAGGACTCGTTCTCGTTTGAGAACTTCGGTGGAGGGGAACCACCCGCTGACCTGACGGTCAACATGGCCCGCCGTCTCTACGGGGACGATCAGGTTTGCCAAGAGGTGGTGGACAACCGCTGCACCCCGTACCCGGTGATACTCCAGTTGATCCAGCAGGCCAACCGGTCGATGCGCGGGGGGCTGTGTGAGGGTTTGGCGGTCCTGAGTCTCCGTTTGGAGGGCGACACGGAGGCGTTGACGACATTCCAGCAGGTCCAGCAGGCCGCACAACTGGTGAAAGAGGACCCGGCCCTGCTGTCCGAGATCGCCTACTGGTATGTCACCCAGTTCTCTCCCGAGGTGCAGGAGCGGGCCACCGCCTACCGGTCCATGTCCCCTGCGGACCTTGCCCGAATACTCATGGACGACTTCGCCGCTGCCGAGGCAGGAAATCCACACACGGGGTACACGGTCGGCATCTACAGCGACATGGGGGGCCACGCTGTCACGCCTTACAGGGTTGAAGAGACAGCCGACGGGTACCGCATCTACATCTATGACTCCAACTGGCCCACAGCGGAACGCTGGATAGACGTAGACGCAGACGGCACATGGGTGTACGCCCTCGCCGCCACGAACCCGTCGGAGGAGTCGTCGGCGTGGTCGGGCGGGGTCGGCACGATGGAACTCACCCCGATGGGGTCTAGGCAGGGGCCTTTCACTTGTTCGTTCTGCCCACAGTCGAACAGTGCCAAGTCGGGCACGATGCTGACCGTGGCGGCGACCGGCGAGAAGCAGATGACCATCCAGATCGAAACCGAGTCGGGGGACAGGCTCGGCTACTACGACGGTGGGTTTGTCAACGAGATCGAAGGCGCTACCTACCGGTACCTGATCTCTGGCCCCAGCACGGCGGACCCGGTCCTCGTGTTCCTGCCTCCCGAAGTTGAGGTGTTCAGCGCCGACGTTGGACAGATTGAGGCACCCGCTCCGGTTGACGAACCAACGGTTGATGAACCGGTGGAGGAAGAGAAGGAACAGTTCTCGCTGCTGCTGCTCAACGAGGAGAAGTCGATTCAGGTAGAGGCCGTCGTGGAGGAGGCGGTTGAGGAACCCGTCCCCGGTGAGCCTGCCGTGGAGGAAGTGTCGGTACTGGAGATCACCGAAACGTCCGTCGATGTGGGTGATTTGGAGGAAGCCACGGTTTCTGTTGCCGTTGAGGCTGTTGAGATCAAGATTGAGTTGGAGGACGAGCAGACCATTGAGGTTGAGTTCGCTCCCGACGACGTTGCGGAAGAGGCAATAGAGATCGGCATCACCGATGTTGAGGGCGAGATCGTCGCTGAGGTCGAAATTGATCTCACGGAGCGGACGGTGGAGGAACCCCCGACGGTCGTGGAGATCGACTACGACGAGGAGACCGGAGAGGTCACGCAGGAGGAAGAGGAGATCGAAGCGTGGGTCGCTTCGGACGCCGAGTACTTCCAAGCGGTCGTTGAGGACCGTGTGGAGGAGGTGCTGGGCGAGTCATGGGCCGAGGAGGTCACCGAGGACGAGGCATGGGAGGACGAGGAGACCGAGTCCCTGCTGACAGAGGTGCTGGCCGAGGTGGAGGACGATTATTGGGAGGACGAGTACTGGGAGGAAACAACATACGACGACGACTGGTTTGAGGAGCAGGAAGACGAGGACGGGTGGAGGGACGACACCGAGAATCCCTTGGTTGTAGAGGCTCCGGTTCTCATCGGACAGGCTCCGGCCACTAGGTCGTCGGTGGTCAGGTCGTGGACGACGGTGGACTTGGAGACTCTTTCGGAGACGACGGACCGAACAGAGGTTTATCAGGACGAGGCTGGAACGCTGACAGAAGTCTGGGTGGATACCCACTGGGAGGTTCGGGAGACGACTTCGGAGTGGACGGAAACCCTCCACGAGACAGGAACCCTGAACACGTATTCCGACAATGGGGAACTGGTTGAGGAAACCGTATGGGAAACGGCGGTCTGGGAGGAAGACTCCGAAGAGTCGTCGGTGGTGACGGATTCGTGGGTCACATCGGACCTAGTGGCGACTGACAGGGATTGCCTGTACCGGCAGAATCGGGAAGATCCATCTCGGATGGTGTTTGTTCGGCTGCCCCTTCAGGGCGACCCGTGGGACAACGACACCGATGAGAAGCCGTCAGGGTGCGCTACACCGGGGGAGGCGACGACGGTCGCCCGCGAGGATGCGGCGACCAGTACCAGCGAAACCACGACGACGCATGAGCGCAACGCCACTGACGGCTGGTGGTACGAGGAGGACACCACAGTCACGACGACAGTGACCACCTACACGGATGTGACGACGGTGATCTGGTCTGACGGCTATACGGCCATCACCGAGGGCGACCCGTACGATGTGACGACGACCGTTACCACCTCCAGCGACTGGCTGAACGATTGCGTAGTCGCAGACTCTGTGGGGACCGCATGGACAGGGTTCGGGGACTTCTGCATCGCGGACATCGAGTCGGGGACGTTCAACGAAGATGTGGTCACGTTTGACGTGACGGAAACAACGACCATTGAGATCACTGCCTCTACTGACCTGACATGCGACGGCTGGCCCGGCACAACGGCAAACGGGGAGGACGCATACGGCGACCCGTACATCTACCTCTATGACGCATCGGACGATTCGCTATTAGAGAGCGACGACGACGATGGCTGCACCTGCGGCAACAACTGCCCCGATTCTGGAAACTGCTGGGACTCGTTTATCAGCAGGACGCTCTCGCCCGGTACTTATTACGTGGAGGCAAGGGTGTACAGCGGTTCTACGTCGGGCTGGTATACTTTGACCATCGACACGGCCTGAGGCACGTGTGACCCGGGTTCAGAACCCCAAGCGGGGCCACTGCAAGAAGTGGCACCGGAGTAAGTGGTCCAAACGGGCCGGATGATATACTAGTAACAGCAAACCATGCGACTCAAGAAAGGGCGCACCATCTATGGACAACAACGTCCAGATCAATCCACAGACCATCATCAATGAACTCCAGAACCGGCTCAACGCTCTCCAGAGTGAGAACGTGATCTTGGCCTCCATGGTCTCGGAACTGAGGGCTGCACTGGAGGAGCCCGAGACCGAGGAGCCTGCGGAGGATGCCGCCGACTGACGAAGACAACGATCAGGAGTACTGGGCGGCCGAACTAGCGGGCTCTCCGGTACAGGCCACAGCCCTAGCCCGGGAACGTATCACCCAGATGCTGGTGAACTCTGGGGAGGACCCTCCATTAGGATACTTTCCTCCCCAGACTAACGTCGCCAGCACTCGGGTGAAAGCGTTCCGTTATGTCCCTGACGACCCCTCATCTCCTACTACAGGCAGCGGAACACTGTTCGTGGAGTTCATCAAGCGAGGTGACAGGTACGCCTACGCCAACGTCCCTTTCGGCACCTACGCCAACTTTCAGAAAGAGGGCGTGTCCAAGGGCCGATTCATCAACGCCGAACTGGACAACTATCCCTACCGTCGAGCGGTAGGGGCCGACCACGAGTTCTTCAACTGGTAGACAATGCTACGTAGAGTCTTAGGGTACGCACCCCTACTGGTGCTGCCCACGTCGTTAGCGACGGTCCCCTTCGTACGGGGCTGGTCCGTGGCAGCGGCCATTGGTGTGGCGACACTGTCTGGGTGGCTGTTGTTTAGGGACACTATGGACTTGGTTCAGGGGGTCGGTCGCCTCTACTGGCTCACTCGCCAGACCTCCGCCCGTCGACTGGGCGTGAGGTTCTCGTATATGCGAGAAACCGATTATCCGTGGCGTACCGGTAGGGGATTGCAGTTAGTGGTACCGTACCGAACCTTCCAGATAGGTATCTGTAGACCGTCCAAACACTACACGGTGGAGGACGGCCTGCTACATTCGTTGGCGGCTCGCCGCCTACCGACCGAGCCGGAGGATATACGGGAGTGGCAGTGAGGTTCTGGAGGAGCGACAAGACGCACCGGGTCGGCACCATTGAGCGTCCGGGGCGGGTTACGAGCATGCCCACGGCCCAACTCAAGGAATGGATCGACATCGAGATAATGAACTTGGGGGCCACCTACGATCAGTGGCGCTTCCACGGGACCGGGGCCGACGAGTTCGAGTCCCGTCTGGAGGCGCTCTCTGTCCTGTGGGACGAGGTACTTGAGCGTGACGAATGAGCACCGAGGCGCTGGAGACCGAGGCCCCAGAGGCGTATGATGATGTCCCTGATATTGAGATCGACCTTGACGAGGCGTCCGCAGAGTTCGTGGACGAACTCTGCAAGAAGTTGGTGTTGTTCACCGAAGAGTTCTGTGACATCACGTTCTTCCCATATCAGGTCCCCATCGCTTATCGCCTGATCGAGTCCATCGTCATCGGGGACGGCGAAGAACTGACCCTCATCGCCACCCGGCAGAGCGGTAAATCGGAGGTTCTGTCTAACGTCATTGCCTCACTGATGGTTATCCTCCCCAAGTTGTCGAAGGTCTATCCGTTATGGCTCTCCAAGTTCAACAAGGGCTTCTGGTGCGGGGTCTTCGCCCCGACCGAGGATCAGGCCGACACGGTCTTCAGCCGCATCGTCACCAAGTTGACCAGCGATCACGCTCTGGACTTCCTGCTGGACCCGGAGATTGACGACGTGGCCAAGTCCGGCGGTGCGAGGGGCAAGGGCAAGATCGTCACGCTCAAGAACTCGGGCTCACTCTGCCGGATGCAGACCTGCAACCCGAAGGCCAAGATCGAATCCAAGACCTATCACTTTGCCATCGTGGACGAGGCTCAGGAGGCTGACGAGTTCGTGGTCACGAAGTCGATCAAGCCCATGCTCGCCTTCAACAACGGAACAATAGCCCTAACCGGTACGGCCACGCGAACCAAGTCGTACTTCTACAAGATGATCCAGTACAACAAGAGACGGGACACCACACCCAAACGTGGCCATCGCACGTCACACTTCGAGTACGACTGGAGAACCGCTGCCAAGTACAACAGCAACTACGGCAAGTTCATCAGCAAGGAGAAGGTGCGTATAGGTGAGGACTCAGATGAGTTTCTGATGTCCTACTGCAACCAGTGGATTCTGGAGAAGGGCATGTTCGTCACCGAGGACCGGCTGGACCGCCTCTATGACCAGTCCATGCCCTTGGTTCCCGAATGGTGGCGTACCCCGGTTGTCATGGGCATCGACGTTGCGCGGACCGTGGATTCCACTGTTGCGACTGCGGTGTGGGTGGACTGGGACCATCCTGACGGTCTGGGCTTCTTTGAGCACCGGGTACTGAACTGGTTGGAACTGCATGACACCGACTGGGAGTCCCAGTATTTCAAGATCGTGGATTTCGTGCGTAACTACGATGTCCTTAGGGTAGGTATTGACGCTCAAGGCGTCGGAGGTGCCGTTGCTGAGCGTCTGGCTCTACTCCTCCCAGACATAGAGGTTCTCCCCATGTCCTCGGACGCCAAGGCTCAGAACGAGAGATGGGTCCACTTGACTGAACTGATCCAGCGTAACCAGTTGGTGGTCCCGGGCCACTCCAAGGCCCGTAGGACGAGGCGCTGGAAGCGGTTCAACCAGCAGATGCTGGACCTAGAGAGGATTAATCGTGGCCCGTACCTGCTGGCAGAGGCTCCTGACGAGAAGGGAGCCTTCGATGACTACCCCGACAGTCTGGCCCTCGCTTGTTCCCTCACGGTCCACGACATCATGCCCACGGTGACCGTAGCGGAGAACCCCTTCTTCAATTAGTGGTACTATATACACAGACACCTATTCGTCAGCCCCGGAGGATTTCATGGCTAACGTAGTTAACCCGACCGTTGCACCTGCCCCTAGGTTCCCCGAGGTTGCGGGCAACGTCTTTGAGAGGACCCTCGGGCCGGACATCCCCGGTGAGCGCGGCCCTCTGCGGTTTGAGGAGGGGGTCGCTACGGATACCGATGTTCCGAACGACTTCGTCATCGGCTCGTACGTGGACACCACGTCTGCTCCCGGTCGGATGAACCACAACAACCCGGCAGCCTTCTACAAGCCCGCAGAGGTCACCATGCGTGAGCGTGCTCACGTTGGCTCGGCCTCGTGGATTGAGGCTCCGTCGGTTCTCGGTGAGTTCGTGCAGGGTGTGGTTGCCGGTGACGGCATGCCCACCTTTGAGCGCTCGTTCAACTCGGGCGCACACATGAACCGGCCGAACGCCACTCGCGTTACTGACTAACCCCCCGTTGCTCACGGGGGACTGGTAGGGCTGGGTCGTGGCGTTCAAGTTCTCACGGCGGGTGTCCTCTGATGTGCCAGTACCAGAGGCGCACAAGGCTGAACCGGGGTACCCCCTTCCAGACCCAGCGCCCCAGTTGCGTCAGGACGTGGGTAACCGGGAGTCCCGTAGGGCTGTAATTGACGCAGTTGGGTCTGCGGGTGAGAAGGTGTACGGTCACCCTATCACCATGCGTGACGCTACCTATTCCCGAGTGGCGCATTTACAGGCGGCCGTGGACGAATCACCTACTGGGGTTCCAGAAGGGCTGGGCTGGTATGGCGATCACCGGAGTGGGTATTCCGTCATAGCCAGCAACGCTCGTTCCAGTGTTGGCCGTGCTATCGACATCGGGGCAATCCTGAGTCCCCGTAACACGCCTACCAGCGAGAAGGCGGCAACTGGGTCAGCCCTGCATATAGCGGGTCACCCGGATACTGAGGTGGTGGTTACCGAGGAGATGTCACCCATGGTGGGGGACTTTCGCCGTGTCAAAGGGCACGAAGTGTCCTCTGAGATCAAGCGTGGCTCGCTCATAGTTCCACCCGGGGAGTCAGTTCCTTCAGGTGCCCACCGTCTAGGCTCTCTGAGCCCTAAGGCCATTGCCTCATTGGGGTTCGCTGCCCACGCGACTGGCGATCACGTTCCGTCTAGCGTTAGCGACGTTCAGCAGCACTCTGCGAGCAGGGATTTCGCAGCGAAAGCCGTAACGGTGGCCCGAGACAGTCTGTCGTTTTCGGACGTGTCCGACGCCCCGAAGACGGCCTCTTACGCCACCAACATCCACTTGGGGGGCGACCCGGACGCACTAACCGGTAGCCCAACAGCCTACAACACCGCTGTTCTCCGACGCCGTCATCAGCAGGTCCACGGGGAAGAGTGGTATCGTGAGGACGCTGACGGAAACGTCACGCACTACCACGTGTCCCCGGATCAGGGCTCCCTGTTCTCTGCGAGCGAACTCTCCCACTACACGCCGAACGTCCGTTCGTCTGAGACGGCTGAAGATGTATACATGAACGCTGTTACCGCAGAGCGTGCTGCTGCTAGGGGTGGTGGCGTCAATAAGCCGATGGCCGCCATGGATCTCGTATCTGACGCAATCACCAAGGGTCGCGGTAGTCAGGGCCTCCTGACCACGCCCAAGGGGGCCCCCAACATCTCCAAGGAGCAGGTCTTACACGCCTTCAACAACGAGGCCACTATTCGGGCGACCGAGTTGCTCAGCGTATCGTATAACGTACGCGGCGAGGAGGTGACCGAGGCGCTGACTGCGGGGGGCGCTCAGGCCGTGATCTGGACCCACGCTAGACGGGAGATGGGAGAAGACCCAGAGTGGAACGCCCGGCAGCGTAACGCAGAGAAGTCTCGACGGGCTGAAGAGAAGAAAGAGGCCAAGCACACCAAGGAGCGGGAACGGCGTCAGGGTACGCTGGAGATCGGCCGAGGTAACCGGTTGCGGCCCAAGTTCGACCAGAGGTCCAGCGTGGACCCCCTGCCGGAGGACCCACAATGACAGAGGCGTGGGGACTGATCATTGCCGCCCTCATCACAGGGGCGTCCACGACTCTCGGACTGGTCTTCCGGCGGCTACGGGGAGAGAACCAGAGGGACCACGCCATGGTCTCTGGTAAGGTGACAGCCATTCAGGAGACCCTGCGAGACGTGAAGAAGCGAGTGGACGACACGGGCGAGCGGCTCACCGACCACCTAGAGTGGCACGTGGAGGCTGTCCCCAAGCAGCGTCCCCATAGAAAGGCCCCGCCCAAGAAGAAGTCCTGAGGGTGTTGCGACGCCGTTTATGTCGTGTATGATGAGTCACAAGAGAAGGAGCACATGCTGTGGATAACGATCCGACGAAGGTCACTCTGGTTGAAGCGCTGGATACGCCCCTGCGTAGCCCCATCCCGAGACAGTGCCTGCTTGCGAGGGTGCGGGAGGGCTTGTCTGACGAGGAGCGGGACGCCCTTGACCGGGCTTTGGAGAGGGTCAGGCATGACCCCAACAACGGACAGCGCAAGGTCTACTCCACTTCTTGGTTGGCGAGCGTCTTGACAAGTCAGGGCCACGCCCTGTCGTCCGCTACCATTCAGCGCCACCTCCGACAGTCCTGTAGTTGCCGGAACGGGAGTGATAACCATGAGTAGGTCTCTGGAAGACACGTTGGACGCTGGGCCCCCCAAGCACGCCATCGGTAAGTTGGCGGACCTGCTGAAGAGGCACGACATTGACATTGAGGACATCGGGGACATCAAGAAGGTGTCCCTCTACCAGTCCCTGACGAAGGACGCAGACGGTGAAGCACAGATTCACGACTTGGTTGGCATCCAGATTTCTCCGGCGTGGGAGGAGGGACCGGCGTGGCCCGTCATCCAGCCCGGTCCCGTCCTCAAACTTCCCAAGAGTCCTCCCGCCAAGAAGAAGGCGGGCCTGAAGACCTGTGTCGTGCTCCCCGACATGCAGATCGGGTACTTCAGGGACAAGTCCGGGGAACTGTCCCCCACCCACGATGAGTTGGCGATAGCCCTAGCCACGGAGATCGTCAAAGACACCAACCCCGATCTGGTGGTTCTGGTTGGCGACAATCTTGACCTGCCCGAACTCGGCAAGTACCGGGTCACCCCGGCGTTCCAGCAGACCACGCAGGCGGCGGTGGACCGGGCGACTGAGATTTGTGCGCTCCTTCGTGCTGCTGCGCCCAACGCCGAGATCAAGTGGCTGGCCGGTAACCACGAAGAGCGCCTGACCACCTTCATGCTGGACAACGCTGCTGCGGCTTTCGGCATCCGTCCCGGCAAGGCCCCGGACAGTTGGCCCGTTCTGAGTGTGCCCAATCTCTGCCGTCTGGACGACTACGACATTGAGTACCTCGCCGGGTACCCCGCCTCGTGCGTGTGGATCAACGAGCACATCAAGGTCATCCACGGTGATCTGGTGCGTTCGGGCAGC